CGAATCCGGGGAAGCCGGGGTTGAAAGCCCCCCAGCCGGAAGGCGGCGCAAGGAAAAAATCGTTCTGTTCCAGAATGGAAGGGATGAAAAAGAAGCTCACTTCTGCCAAAACCGCGAACGACCCGAACAGCCGGATTAACAAATCTTTGAGGGCTTGGAAATGCTAAAAGATAATATTGATCCTGATCTTATGGACAACATCTCCATCCTTGCGGGGTTGGGTGTTCTACTATCATGGTTACCTACTGTGTTTTCACTTGTGTCTATTGTCTGGTTTAGCATTCGTATTTGGGAATCCGATACGGTACGTGGCCTGACTAGACGTACTAAGGAGCAAAAAAATGAAGAGCAAAGCTAAACCAGCTAAGGGTTCTGCCCGTACAAAACGCTTCGATGTCGGCGGCACCGTTGGTGCTCTGGCCGGTCTGGGCACACTTGCTTATCTACTGTCGCGTAAGAAGAAAGGCGCAGCTGGGGCAGAAGGTGCTGAGTACAAGCCACAGGGCAAGTTCCCTAGCGAAGCCGGTAGTGGTACGTCAGGTCCGGGTATGGCGGACACTACTACCAAAGTAGACGACGCTGGTAGACAACGTGCGTTGGCTGCATCGCAAGGACGCCCTGAAGCAGTTGAAATTGATAGCTCGGAAAGCGACAAAGCTCTTGTAAGAACGGATGGCGGAAAAACTACACCCGTAGTTAAGAAAAAGACAACTAGCTATCAGCCAAGACTCACACCCAAAGCACAAGTTGATAGCAGTACTTCTACGTCAGTGGCAAAATCCAAAACAGGTCAAGGTAGCAGCACAAATACAGGTGTTGACGCAGGTATAGCGGCGGGTCAGCAGAAAAAACAAGCTCTTACTTCCAAATCATACCCATCAGCATCGGAGCAAGCAGCGGCAAGAAAAGATACTGCGGACAAACTTGCGGCGCTTAAAAAAGCTAATGAAGAGAAGAAAGCCGCTAGAGATAAAAAACCCGGCGACGTTACATTCCTAACTAAAGAGCGTTCTGATAAAGCAGCACAGGCCATGAAAGAAGGCCGAAACATGGGTTTGTTTGAGCGTGGATACCCTATGGGTAAGAAAAAAGGCGGCGCAGTGAAGTCTGCCTCTGGAGGTTCCGTTTCTTCTGCATCCAAGCGGGCTGATGGTATCGCTCAACGCGGTAAAACTCGTGGAAAGGTCTGCTAATCATGGCTGAGAAAGACAAACCCAAAGTTATTCAATTGCCGTATATGGGACCACCCAAAGACGATGCAAAAGAGAAAGAGACCAAACGCGTTAGTAAAACAATGCCTACGACAACGGGTACAAAACTAGCAATACCGATGTCTCCAGATTATCGGGATCGTAATTATGCTAAAGGCGGTGCGGTTAAGAAGATGGCTACTGGTGGGGAGGCTGATGAAAAATCGCTACCCAGACGCATGTACGAAAAAGTAATGGGCACACCTGAGCAAAATGAGGCAGCTCAAAAGCGCATGGATGAGCGGGATAAGAAGAACCCTGACTCTATGCCTGCTAAGATCAACAAAGCTGCCAAAGCCGTAACAGGCAAGAAAAAAGGTGGCTACGTCAAGGCGGCTGATGGCTGTGCTCAGCGCGGTAAGACGAAAGGCAGGATGGTCTAATGCCAGCCAAGTCAGCAAAGCAGGAAAAGTTCATGCAAGCTGTGGCGAACAACCCACAGTTTGCGAAGAAAGTTGGCGTTCCAACGAGTGTAGGTAAAGAGTTTACTAAATCAGGAGGCGGTATGGCATCGAAGATGAATCCCGGCATGATGGCAATGATGAAGAAAAAATCACCAGCTAAGAAGATGGCGATGGGCGGTGTGGCTGCGTCAAAGATGGGCGCTGTTAAGACTGCTGCTCCTAGCCGTGATGGCGTTGCTGTTAAAGGCAAAACCAAGGGCACACAGGTCAAAATGGCTGGTAATAAAGGCATGAAGTACGGCGGTAAGTGCTGAGATGATGGCCTCACGCGGTATGGGTGACATTAACCCTTCCAAGATGCCCAAAGCGAAGAAGAAGGCCCGACGGGATGACACCGACTTTACGCAGTACAAAGAAGGTGGGAAGGTTAATGCTGCGGGTAACTACACCAAGCCAGAACTGCGCAAGCGGATTGTGAGCCAAGTGAAAGCCGCAGCAACTCATGGCACCGGTGCAGGTCAGTGGTCAGCCCGCAAAGCACAGCTTGTGGCTAAGAAGTACAAAGCAGCAGGTGGGGGGTATCGTGACTGATACGGCTAGGGAGCGAGAGATACAAAGGATTTTAGCCAGTGATCCTGACTATGCTCGTGATACGGACATAACTAAACGCGCCGACCGCGTAGAAAAGATGTCTAAGCTTACAGCCGATGATGTTATAAAAGAAAAGGATATGTCGAAAGACGACCTCCGACGTGCTAAGTCCTTCGTAAAAAGCGCACGAGGTGGTGGCGGTGGCGGCGGTATGATGCCTGACTTAGAAGGGCTAAAAGGAAGAAAGCCCAAGCTGTACAAAAAAGGCGGCACAGCGTCATCCCGTGCAGATGGCATAGCCCAGCGCGGTAAAACCAGAGGTAAACTACGATGAAGCGCAAATTTGACAAAGGCGGTAGTGTGATGGACAAGCCAAGTCGGGATATGCGCGACCCAAGATATCGCAAACAATTGGAGCGTGAACAGGCGCTTGAGACATCTGCGCCTGAATTTATGCTTGCAGGACCCGCAGGAGCGGCGCGAGCCGCGCTAAAAAAAATAGGGTCTCGTTTTGCAAAGTCTCCCGATTTAAGAAAAAATATCACATTTGAAATTGGGGAGAACGTGGGGAAGCCGAGGCAACCCATACCTAAAGACCTACGTGATGCACTGCGTGAAATTGAAGAAGCAGGTGAACTAAGTAGCAAAATAATGCGGGGTGGAACCAAGTCTATAGCGGCGTCAGCTTTAGATATTAATGCACTTGATGCACGGCGCAGAGAACCACCCGAAGGTTACAAAAAGGGCGGTGCTGTGAAGTCAGCATCATCTCGCGCAGACGGAATAGCGCAGCGTGGCAAAACACGAGGTAAGATGCGATGAAAGCCCCGCAACAGTCGCTAAAAAACTGGGGCGACCAGAAGTGGCGTACTAAGTCCGGTAAACCCTCCAGTAAAACCGGTGAGCGGTATCTGCCGGAGAAGGCGATTAAGGCGTTGAGTCCTGCCGAGTATGCAGCGACGACCAAGGCCAAGCGGGCGGGGAAGAAAGCAGGAAAGCAGTTCGTAGCGCAGCCTAAAGGCATTGCGAAGAAAACAGCGGGGTTTAGATAATGGCATTTTCTACAGACACAACCGCGTTTAACCCAGACCTTAACGAGATATTCGAAGAGGCTTTTGAGCGTTGTGGCTTAGAACTCCGCACGGGCTACGACTTCCGTACGGCACGGCGCAGCCTGAACTTTTTGATCGGCGAATGGGCGAACCGGGGTATTAACCTGTGGACGGTTGAGCAGGGTTCAATTAACTTGGCGCAAGGGGTAACTACATATGATCTACCTGATGATACCGTGGACCTTATTGAGCATGTTATTCGTACTGATTCCGGACAGGGTCCTAACCAGACTGATCTGAACATCACCCGTATTTCGGTCTCGACCTACTCTACTATCCCCAACAAGCTGGCTCAAGGCCGTCCAATTCAGGTCTGGATTAACCGTCAGTCGGGGCAAAAGGTTGGGTCTAACGCAGCTACGCCCAAGCACCCACAGATTAATGTCTGGCCAGCGCCGGATCAGGGCACGACCCAACAACCGTATTACGTGTTCTATTACTGGCGCTTAAAGCGCATCTATGATGCTGGCGACGGCACTAACGTGATTGATATTCCGTTCCGCTTCCAGAACTGCTTGGTAGCGGGCTTGGCGTATATGCTGGCCATGAAGAAAGCTGATGTGTCTCCAGACCGGTTAATGGCGCTGAAAGTTATGTACGACGAGGCATGGGACTTGGCGGCAAGTGAAGACCGCGAGAAGGCGGCTGACCGTCTGGTGCCTCGTGAGATGTTTATTGGTTAATCATGGGGAATAGGTTTTCTAGCGGTAAGAACTCGATTGCGGAATGTGACCGCTGTGGGTTTCGCTATAAGCTGAAGTACCTGAAGAAGCTGATTATTAAGACCAAGCAGGTCACAATTAAAGTGTGCCAAACCTGTTGGGAACCTGACCAGCCGCAGTTACAATTAGGTATGTACCCAGTACAAGACCCACAGGCAGTACGGGAACCACGTCGGGACAACAGCTATTTGCAAGCGGGCTATACAGGGTTGCAGCTTACGACGAATACAGACTTTGGTGACCCTTCGGGAGGCAGTCGAGTATTTCAGTGGGGTTGGGCTCCGGTTGGTGGAGCAGGTGCAAACGATGCAGGGTTGACACCAAATGCTTTAACGTCTCCCGCGCAGATAGGCAGCGTGACAATTACTTAGGAGCAAAACATGAAACACTCAGACATTAAAAAAGACAAGCCAATGATGGAAAAGGTCGCCAAAAAAGCGGTCAAAGGCCATGAGAAAGCAATGCATGGCATGAAAAAAGGCGGCGTGACTGGCGAAGCCATGAAGCGTATGGGCCGCAATATGGCACGTGCTGCTAACCAGCGAGGCCGCTAATGGCTAAATACTCACAAAAGCAGGGTGGCAAAGAGGTAGGCCAAGCTGCTGTTTACGCGGAGCCACATACTATGGACGGTAAAAAAGTTAAAGGCGACCTGCCTTATACAGCAGGTGCAAAGGTCATGACTGAGATGAACATCTCGGCTGCGGGGTTGTCCAAGGGCAACTACAAAGAAACCAAGACTTCGGGTATTAAAATCCGTGGTACTGGCGCAGCTACTAAAGGCGTAATGGCTAGGGGCCCGATGGCATGACGTACAACGAACTGTTCATTGCTGTTAAGAACTACCTGCAAAACGATTTTCCAAATAACACTTGGACGAACGTAGCAGGTACAGGCACGACTACGTCTGACGGCACTGAACAGATCAACTTGTTTATCTCGCAAGCGGAAGAGCGCATCTATAACACGGTGCAGATTCCACCCCTGAGAAAAAACGTTACGGGCGTTACTTCAAGTGGTAATAAGTATTTGTCATGCCCAAACGACTTTTTGTCAGTCTTCTCAATGGCAGTTATTGAGAACGTCGGAACCGCTAATGAGAACTACGAGTATTTGCTGAATAAGGATGTGAACTTCATCCGGGCGGCATACCCCAATTCGACATCTACCGGCCTGCCTAAATACTATGCTTTGTTCGGCCCTACCGTTGTGTCAGGGGTTATCACCGACGAATTGAGTTTTATCCTTGGCCCCACGCCTAATGCCAGCTATAGCATTGAGCTTCATTACTATTACTACCCTGAGTCAATCACGGTGGCAGCTGATGGTCGTACATGGCTTGGCGATAACTACTCGCCGGTTCTGCTGTATGGCGCGATGCTAGAAGCCTACATCTTCTTAAAGGGTGAAGTTGACATGATGGCTACGTACAAAGCTAAGTACGACGAAGCTCTTGCGCAGTTGAATCGTCTAGGTACAGGTCTGGAGCGTGGTGATGCGTATCGCGATGGTCAGGCAAAGATTAAGGTGAATCCGTAATGGCGATCCAACAAGGACTCACAAACAGCTTTAAGCAGGACATGCTACAAGCAGGTCAGAATCTTATTACGGACACGTTGTATATGGCGCTGTACACAGCGTTCTCTGACATTGGCCCGTTAACTACGGTGTATACAACGACCAATGAAGTAACCGGTACAGGATACACAGCAGGTGGTGTTGTAATGACAGGTGTGACAATCAGTACAGAAACCACAGGCCCTAATGCAGGCACGGTGTACGTGGACTTTGCTAATGTAGCTTGGCCCGGTGCCAACTTTACCGCCCGTGGTGCTTTGATTTATAACGTGACTCGTAGTAATAAGTCAGTAGCTGTGTTGGACTTTGGTTCAGACAAAACTTTTAGCAGCACAAACAACACCGTCACGATGCCTGTTAATTCAGCGACGAC